TGGGACCGTGTTTCTTTATGCACCGTGATAGGTTCTGGGAGCTTGGCGGCTGTGATGAAAATCCTGGTGGCTGGGGACAGCAGGGAATAGAGGTATCACTAAAAGCCTGGTTATCGGGTGGTTGTCTTAAAGTCAATAAAAAAACATGGTTTGCACACTGGTTTAGGGGTGGTGGTGGTCCAGGATTTCCTTATCATATTACAGGAAAAGATGTTGATAAGGCAAGAAATTATTCAATGGATTTGTGGCTAAATAATAAATGGCCGCTGCAAGTAAGAGATTTTGAGTGGGTCGTTGACAAATTTAAACCGAAAAATTGGGAGGGTAAAGATGTACGATTTCGAGGAAAAACCGAAAGTAAAAAGAACATATACAAAGAAAATAAAGCCGCTGAAAGTGCAGGACAGCCGACCGAGAAAAAGGAAAATAAAAATAAAAAGGAAAATAAAGAAATAACCATAATCTATTATACTGATAATACTTTAGAACCGGAATTTGAAAAGAGAGTACAACAGGAATTAATTAAGGCTGCTGAAGGTAAAAGAATAATATCAGTATCACAAAAACCTATAGATTTTGGGGACAATATTTGTGTAGGTGATATTGGACGCTCACATCACAGTATGTTTTATCAGATTTTAATCGGGGCACAGGAAGCCAAAACTAAATATATAGCACTTGCAGAGCATGACTGTATGTATACAGCGGAGCATTTTAATTTTATTCCGCCAAAAGAAGACGTATTTTATTATAACTCAAATCATTGGTTTGCTGAATGGAATACTAAAAAAGAAGGGTTATATTCACATTTTGAAAGTGATAGAAAAGCATTATCACAGATTATTTGTGCAAAAGATATTTTTATAGAGGCAATAAAAGAAAAAATATCAATGATTGAAGCAGGATATGAAATTCAAAGAGGTGTTGCCGGAGCATGTGAGCCTGGAGTTGCACCAAATAATAAAGCATTTAAAGGTGCTCCTGAAAGCGCGCAAAAATGGAAGTCAGAAGAATTTGAAACAATTATTCCTAATCTTGATATAAGAAGCAGAAAAAATTTCAGCGGAATAAGGCGGGGAAGGATAAGACAGTATTGTTTGCCTTACTGGGGTTCATTTCACAAAGTAATGAATAAAATCCCTCCCGGGAAATGGTATCAGGAAGCTACAATAAACGGTGCAGTAATGCCTACTCGCAGGAGTAATGATACAAATCAGAGGCGATGGCAAAATTTTATAAAACCCTTACTTCCGTTTAAGGGTGAAGGCAGGACTTTTATTGAGCTTGGTTGTAATGCTGGTTTTTACTGCAGGAAGATGTCAGACAGGGGATTTAAGGCTATTGGTATTGAGAAAGAGCCAATTTTTATACGTCATGCTCATTATTGGCAGTCATGCGAGCCTAAGAATGTAAAGATAATTGAGGGTGATATTAATGACTACAATATACCCACCGCACAAATTGTTTTAATGGCCAATGTCCATTATTGGCTGACAAAAGAGCAGTTAAATAAATTAGTTAAGAAATTACGACAGCGTGCTTTGTATGTTTTAGTAGTAGACAGATACAAGCCTGTTAAAGAACATAAATCTTTATGCGGATTTGAAACATTAAAAAAGACTTTTAAGGGTTGGGAAATCGTAAAACAGGCAATGCCCGAGGGTAAAAAGCATTATTCAGTGTTATTTAAAAATCCCAGTTTAATTGAAAAGGACACATCGGAACTATTTCACCATCAACAACTGGCAAAAAGTAAAAGATTTTTACCTGCTTATTCTGAGCTTGTAAGAGATATACTTGATGGTAAGGAAATGGATTATAAGAAAACTAAATACTGGGATTATCTTATATGGAGAAGATTTAAGGAAAAGGATATGTTACTTAACAGGCATGTCAAACTTGTTCAAAGTATTTTAGATAATGGATTTATCGAACCGCTCACCATAGGCAGAGTAATGGGATTTGAGTTTAAGGAAAATAGATTAGTAGATGGAGATCACCGTTATATTATTGCAAGAGAACTGGGAATTAAAAAATTAATATGCAAAAAATTAGGAGCATAAAATGAATTTGCGGATTACCGTACCAATCGTAACTGAACCGATAACACTACTTGAAGCAAAAACACATCTGCGTTTAGATACCACATCTTTTGCAACAGGTGTAATTTCTACATTATCAATTAAACCCGGATTGCAAAGTATAATAGCTAATTTTGGCTTGGTGGGTGCTTATGTCGATGTCTTAGGATATACGGCTATGGCAGTGTTGCAAGCAGGTACATTTAATACAAATGGCATAGTAAATGTGAAGCTCCAAGAATCAAACGATCATGTAACTTTTACCGATGTATCAGGCGGGACTTTTACTCAGGTTACTAATGCAAATGATGAGGCAACGTATAATTTAGCATATACGGGAAAAATGAGATATATAAGGGCAGTTGCAACAGTAGCAGTGGCAACCTGTAATTTTAGCGTATCAATAGTTAAGGACGCAAATACAAATCAGGAAGATACATATATCTCAAGTCTTATAACAGTAGCCAGAGAAACTTGCGAGAATATTACAAACAGGGCACTGGCAACGCAAACATTGGAACTATCTTTAGATGAATTTCCAAGTGGTAGTATAAGGCTTCCACGTCCCCCACTGGTTAGCGTTACGAGCATTTATTATAAGGATAGTGCAGGAACTAATACCGAATGGGCAAACACAAACTACATCGTTGACACTACAAAAGAACCTGGAGAAGTTGTACGTGCTTATGGAATAGATTATCCTGTGTTTGTAGAATACCCAACAGGAGCAATTAAGATAACTTACACGGCTGGTTATAATACTTCTACAAATATTTGTCCTTTAAGTATTAAACAGGCAATATTAATTTTAATATCACATTTTTATGAAAATCGTGAAGAGTTTATTGTGGGTCAAACTATAACAAAAGTACCCAGAGCGGTTGATGATTTATTAAATTCTTATAGAATTTGGGGTTAAATATGCAGGCAGGTAGATTGAGAAATTATATAACTATTCAACAACCAACGGAGTCTTTTGATTCTAACGGGGAAATTGTTTTGACTTGGTCTACTTTTACTCAATGCTGGGCTTCCATAGAACCATTAGTTGGAAGGGAATATTATTCAGCACGTCAGGTAAATGCAGAATTGACTGGTAAAATCAGGATGCGTTATATTAAAAACATAACAGCTAAAATGAGGATAATTGACGGTGCAAAAACTTATGAAATTGCTTCACCACCGATTGATGTTGAAAATAAACATATTGAACTTGTCCTTTTAGTAAAGGAAACATAATGGCTTACAAAATAACGGTGAAGGGTATTCCCGAACTGGTAAAAGCTTTTGAAGAAAAACGAAAAGAAATAGAAGAAGCGGTTATTAGAGATTCAGACGAAGGTGCTGATATTATTGTAGCCAGTGCAAAGTCTAAAGTGCATAGTATATCGCATGACCTTGAAAAATCCATTAATAAAAATGAGGTTTGGGATAGGGGCGGTAAAATCAGTATATACGTTGGAGTAGAAGTAAACGAGGTATTTTCTGCTGATGGTTACTATGCGCGAATGGTTGAAAAAGGTACAAGCAAAATGCCTGGTGGACATCCTTACCTGCGTCCGGCATTTAATGAAAATAAAAAGCAAATTCAAAATAAAATTGAAAATGATTTAAGGAATATAATAGGACAATGACTATAGAACAGGCAATAAAAATTTTACTGCTAACAAAGAGTGAAATAACTGATATATTCGGGCAAAGGATAAACTATGCTACACTTCCGCAAGGCCCGACTTATCCTTATTTAACCTTTTTTAGATATTCAAACCCAGTAAGCAATGACATAGATTTAGCTCATACATATTTACAATTTGACCATTGGGCATTAACTTATATTGAATCAATTAATTCAGCTCGTGTTTTGAGATCTGTTATTAATAGAGAAAAGGGAGTATTTAATGGTATCGGTGTTAAACAAATATCTTTTGTAGCGGAGGATTACATGTACGAGCCAGACACGAAACTACACCACGTAAGTAATGATTTTAAGGTAATATATTTTGAAACATAAAATTATCTACTGGCAATAACCAGTAATTTAACATATAAAATATCAAAAATAAGCACTCGTTAGGGTGCTTTTCTATTTAGAAGGAGAAATAAAATGAATCAAACTACAGTAAAGAATTCAGAAAGGATTTTGTTCGGGTCTGGAAAATTCGAAATTTCAGACGATGGTGTAGACTGGACAGACTTGGGGGCAATGAGGGGTATAGTATGGAACGAAACATGGGATAAGGTAACAATAAAGAGTGATAATGCAGGAGATATAAAAGATTTTATTAAGAACCACAAAGCAACTCTTGGTGGTAACTTAATGGAGGTAAGCC